AAAACCACATCAAAGAAAGAAACTTGGTGCGATCACACATAAAGATTTCTCATGTAGAATTCAAACTGTAAATGAAAAGTTGCATCCAGAAGTTGCAACACTTCTTCAAAAATATAATAAAGAAACTGATTGTCCGGTTCTTTTAAATACTTCTTTCAATGATAATGGTCAACCAATTGTAGAGAATCCAAAGGATGCGATCAAAACCTTTGAAAGTATTGATCTAGATTGTCTTGTAATTGGAAATTATTTTTTAATCTGAGATTGATTTATGAATTTTAAAGTATATACAAAAGAAAATTGTCCTCACTGTTATAAGATTAGTGGGAAATATATGATAAGAGATTTAATATCAAATAAGAACTTATAACTTATCTCTCAAGAACGACAAACCTAGTCTACGGGGTCTAGACCAGTTTGTCAAGTGTCTACAAAACCCCCCGGAGACCCCTCACATGGTCTATACTTACAAAGTCAGTCAAACACCTATGAAGACTAAATTCGTTACTGTAGAACCCAAGAACCAACGGAGTAAGAACCGATTCGTTAACTTGATGCATGAACTTCATTCATGTAGAGTAGAACAAGAGACAGAAGACCAAATGTTTCTTTCATCTATTACTGGTAAGTACCACTTCTGGGTAAATAAAACTAATGATAAAAATTGGTTTATAGTCAAATGATTTCAAAAGAAACAGAAGATGTAATTTTTTATGTCTTTTTATATTGACTATAGTTACAATCATTACAGTTCTTTATTCACTTATTCTTTCATAGTATAATGAGAAAATCTAATGAATAAAAAAGAAACACTCACTCTTGCTATGCAACAAATTGAAACCACACTTGATTTACTCAAAGGTAATGACTACGAAACTTATATGAATCTCAAACTTATTTCAGTTTATTATGAGTTACAACGACAACTTGACAAACTTTTTTAACTCACCTATACTATTAAGGTAATTCTCAAGACTGATGAAATTTATTTACATTGTTGACCATTATGTGCCATTCCCCTCATCAGAATACGGCGGAGTATGGAATGTTGTTGCAGAAAATGATGAAGAATGTTTTGATTTAATTGTTGAAGAAGATGGTAAGTATTATTCTCATTATTTCAGTGAATTGAGACAGAATATCAACAAGGCAGATAAATATTCTTTGTTAGATGAACTACCATCTAAAGTTGTAACCTCTTTCTTAACTTAATCATGTCACAACCACGTCAAAGGGATGTTAATGATCCCCTCTATGACCCAAATGATAAGTACAATGCCTATAAGGTAGACTTACATACGAATGAAGCACATTCACCTGATGAGTGGGATCCCCTCACAGAAGGTAAACTATCAGACCCATCAGAACGACACAAAGATAAAGTGTTAGATGAATTCTGCGACACTCACCCTGGTTCCCCAATGTGTAAAGTTTTCGATGACTGATAAACAAAAAGACGCACTCAATCTTATGATTGAAAGTGTAATCAAACCTGACAGTAGTCTCCGTGGTTGTGCATACAATCAAGGGTGTTATGATGAATTGATGGAATGGCGTCAAAAGATGCTTGACCTACTCTATAGTTATGAAAAAGATGGAATTTCCACATCAGCCACCACAGGGCTATGAATACTGGACTGATGATTACTCAAAGACAGTAAAACGTATTTGGATTCGTAACATCAGTCGAGAGTTTATCTATGGTGATGATAAACACCCTAGTTCAGTTTGGGGGTTCTTTTGTAGAAAGAAAGGAGTGTTTATGGCTCCAGTCAATCACAAGAAACCAGGTAAAGTAGTAAATATATCAGACACAACTCCATACACAGCTATGAAGTTAAATCTCAATCCACTCATGGCAGCATTCTCATGAATCCAGACACCATAACATTATCTACACCTTCAAGGTCTTTTGCATATGAAACATTTTCAAGAGACATTGAGGCTTGTAATGATATTAGAGAACTAAAAGAAACATTACGTTGTTATGTGAAACTATATTATAAACAACAAGAAACTTTATCTTCTATCGGTATTCCCTCTTCTATTGATTGATTACTATGTCTGATTATGTGCCACAGGTGAATGATTATGTGAGATGGGAGAAAGCTTCAGCTATTCATGAAGGATGGGTATATTATAGAGACGAACAAGATGATTATATTACAATTGAACTTGGGACAAAACCTAAACCATATTGTACTATAACCCGTACTCATAAACATTGTAAATATCACACATTGTTGTTATGTTACCAACATCAGTGGAATGAATTACAATATATAAAAAAGAGAAATTCAATTTACGATGAAGATTAGGACACTGTTACTTGCATTAACAATGATAGTTGTGCCACCTGCAATGGCACATCCACAATTTTATCCACATCAACATACTCATGAAGGTGTAGATACTATTAATACATTTGCACATCATGAACCTGAAGTAGAACCATTTTCATATGATTCAATGGGTTGTATGTTACTTGAAGAATGTACTGAAGGTGTGGAACCAATCTGGGGTATTGGTTATATTAAAGAACAATATCCTAACTCTGATTGGACTCCAGTTCAAGAAGAATTTAGTCGTATGTTGAATGCATTGACTCTTATTGATGTTCAGGTATATCTTGCTGATGAAAGTTATTTCCCTGTTGGACACCGTGGTGTATATCATACCGTAGGTAATAATTTCTTTCTGAACAGAGCATTCATGCATCGTCCTGATGTATTGATGTCAGTTATGAGACATGAAGGGTGGCATGCAGCCCAGGATTGTATGGCAGGAACCATTGATAATAGTATGATTGCTATTATCAAACCAGAGGAAGATGTTCCTATGTTATGGCAAGAAATGGTAGAACGAACATATCCAGTGTCGGCACAACCATGGGAGAAAGAGGCAACTTGGGCAGGTAAAACCGAAGGTATGACTCAAGATGCACTTGAATCTTGTGCTCGTGGGACTATGTGGACCGATTATTCTCCTACTCCAATGACAAAAGAATGGCTCGTCAAGAATGGTTACATTAAAGATTGATGTGTGACAGTTTGAACACTGTCCATAACACCTTGACTCCTTGACCTAAATACCCTATACTTACAGGGTAGTCAATCAGGTTCTCCTCATGTCTCTAGCCTACGCTCAGAAGTCCAAGTATAGAGTTACGATCGAACTCGATGTATTTGAAGATTTTGACGCTCACAATATCCAGTGGGACAAACTATTGGATATTCAAGGTAATGAAAGCGTTACTGCATATGTTGAGGAGTTGAGTGCACCTGACCACTTCTTCTCCTGATAATATCGGGGGTGATAAATATAATTATATTATCACCTCCGTCAATCTGTTGGAGTTAGGAACACAACTACAGAAAAAAGAATGAAGAACCTACAACTTTTTTTAGAACTTGCCTCTGAAAGAGCACAAGCTCTTAAAGATCGTCAAGATAAATTCAAAGAAACTCAAGCCAATTCTGCTGGAGAGAGTGGTTCAAGAACTCTTGATTCACCAGAAACTAGAGACAAAACCGTAAGTGCCCGAGAAAGATATAAAAGGGGAATGGTTGAGGTTTATGACCCTGAAATGGGTACAGTTCGTGGTCCTCGTGCAAAACGAAGCACTGCTGATCGTAGAGCACCTGGAACTAAACCAAGAGTCAAGGCAGTTGGTGGTGGTAAGACTGCACCAGTAGATTATAAACCACAAGGTGAGAAACCTAATAGAAGTAGAACAACCTCACAAAGAACACAACAACCACAACAGGAACGTGGTTCTGCAGAAGTCAAACAATCATATGCAGAGAAGATTAAGGCAGATAGAAGAGCTGCAGCCAAGGCAAGAGCCGCTGCCAGAAAGTCTGGTGGTGAAGTAAAAACAACGACCACATCTTCTAAAGATGCTGAAAAGAAAGCAGACCAGTTGTTAAAGACCAAGAAGGCAGAACCAAAGAAGACTGAACCTGCAAAACCACGTAAAAAGTATGCTCATGCTGATGGTGGTGGTATGACTAGGAAAGAAAGAGACGCAACTAGAAATAAAGAAATAGGTCAGAGTAGAAAAGATGCCAAGGCTCAAATGAGGTCTGAGTTTGAGAAGAAACATGGTAGAAAACCAAACAAAAAAGAGGCAATGCAACTGACCGCCAAGGCTCATGCTGCTGCCAAAGCCCTATCATAACTATTGGGCAGTCATGTGCAGGGGTGTATTTGACATAAGACCCAATCTACGATATAATAAATAATAATACCCCTGCAAATTGAAGAATGAATTACTATACCTACGCCTATCTTCGCGAAGATGGAACACCTTACTACATAGGCAAAGGGAGAAAAAATAGAATAAACAATCAACATGTAAATGTACCTGTACCACCAAAAGATAGACGGGTCTATCTTAAACAGGGACTGTCTGAGATTGATGCATATAGGCACGAAATGTACCTGATAGATGTACTTGGCCGTAAAGATTTGGGTACAGGTATGTTAATAAACAGAAGTCCTGGTGGTGAAGGTAACTCAGGGCCAAGACCTTCTATGAAAGGTAAAAATAATCCAAGATATGGAAAACCAAGTACAATTCGTGGTAAAATATGGGTAAATAACGGACTTGACCATAAGATGGTATTTGAAGATGCAATACCTGATGGATGGGTAAATGGACGCCTGAATGTTCATGAAAATAAAGAACAGTTTAGACAACAGGGTTTGAATAACAATCCTAATGCAAAACACTACCGAATTGTGTTCATTGATGGTAGTGAGGTTGAGTGTTACCAACTATCTAAATGGGCCAGGGAAAATAATATAAGTTATGGTATATGTAAAGCTATACTTCACCAGACAAGATACAATAAAAGGAAGTATATTAAGAAGAACGCATCCACTAACATCAAGAGCATACATGAGGTGACTACAGAGTTACTCACCTCCAATTGACTCCTATAGTATAAGACCACCATTTTATTATGACATTAACACACCTCTCTCATCCCGAAGATACTATTTTGACTGGTGATTTGACAGTATTTGATTTACTTTATGATGTGGGTGATATCTCCATGAAAATGGATGGTATGTCGTTAGTATGGGGAACCAATCCTGCTAATGGTAAGTTTTTTGTGTGTACAAAAAGTGCATTTAATAAGAAAAAGATTCGTCTATGTTATACTACTGAAGACATTCTGACCCATTTTGGTCATCAAATTGAAGTTGTAGATATTCTATCTAATTGTCTCAAGTATCTTCCACGTACAGAAAACATTTACTGGGGTGATTGGCTTGGTTTCGGTCACACTGACACACTGACACAAAATACCCTCACGTATGTATTTCCTGAGGTTATTGAACAGAGACTAGTGATTGCACCACATACACAAGTCTTTCTGACTCAAGATAATATTATGTGTAATGCAGTTTGTAAACCAGTCACAGAAACATTTGAGAATAGTGATGTAATCAAGTGGGTACAACCTGCTGTTGACCGTATTTACGGTGGTTATGATGCACCAAACATCAACACTGACAACATCAAATTTCTGACTGACAAAGAGGCATATCAAGCCAAGATGGGCATCAATGCTCTCATCAAGTCAGGTCAGTTTGTTGATGATGCATCACTGACTGACATTCTAGGTTGTCCACAACTTGCCAATCTGTATCAGTTGGTGTTAGATATCAAATATGATTTGATGGATAGTTTGATTATCAATGACGCACCAAAGTCATATCTTCCTAATGGCAAAGAAACTGATGGTGAAGGTTATGTCTTCCATTCTGTAACCTATGGCTCAGTGAAGTTGGTCAAACGTGCAGAGTTTGCGTATGCTAACTTCAACCATGGTTTTGGTAACTGATTATTATGACACAATTTAATGTAAAAGGTGCATGGACCGATCGTAATGGTCGTAGGCATAACTTTGAGATACAAACTGATAGTGCGGACAGATCTTTGATACGGGATATTGTAGAATCACAGTATCCAACAGAGAGAGTTGTAATTAACTCGGTTCGTCAACGGTAATAAAGTTACTCACCTCCAATTGACCCCTATAGTATAACACCACAATTTTATGATCACTCTTCGCCCACATCAAAACGAAGCCCGTGACGCAATGTATGTCAACAGCAAAGGCCAGATACTGGTCCCGACAGGAGGCGGGAAGACACTGATTGCAATCACTGATGCAATGAAACGGTTCGAGGTAAATGTTCCTCGCACTATTGTAGTTGTGGCTCCTAGACTACTCTTGGCCAATCAGTTGTGCAGTGAGTATATGGAACACATCACCAATGCTAATGTTTTGCATGTGCATTCTGGTGACACAAAACACTTCAGCACTACAAAGTCTGAACATATCAAACTGTTTGTTGATATGTGTCAAACAGTCCGTGAACATGTTATTATCTTTACCACATATCACTCTCTCCACCGTGTTCAGGAGTCTGGTATTGCGGTAGATACCATTTACTTTGATGAGGCACATAACTCCTGTCAGAATAACTTCTTTGGGCCCACTGAGTATTTCAGTAAGAAGGCTGATCGCACTTATTTCTTTACTGCTACCCGTAAGACTTCAGTCACACCAAAAAAACATGGAATGAATGATGTTGACACTTATGGTCAGGTAATTGCACGTGTGTCTGCACCAACTCTGGTTGATGGAGGTTACATCTTGCCACCTAAAGTCAAGGTGATTGAGATGGATAAGGTTGACAAAAAGTCACTCACACCTTATCTTGAGAGCAACAATGTCCTTGCGTCTATTGATGAACTAGACATCAAAAAGATTCTAGTATGTGTCAAGACCACACGACAACTGCAAAATATCTTTATGACAGACTTTGCAGAACAACTCAAGGAACGTGGTTATTCTTACCTCTATATTACCAGTAAGACCGGTGCAGTTGTTGATGGTAAGAAGGTCAAGCGTGAGGAGTTCTTTGA